TATACACCAGGACATATATAAAATAAAAAGTATGGAAGAAAACAAAAAAGTAACCATTGCTTATTTCGCAGTTGGTTCAGCAATTAAGTTTGATAAAAAGAAACTCTTAAGATCGGATGGTACATCCGAGTATTTTTCAACAATAAGATTATTATTAAGAAATCCTAATGTAGGACGAATCTTACTTTTATCCAAAAGTGATTGGAGAAGGATTAGTGAATCTCAGAGAAAGGAGATTGATCCTGAAGGAAAGATTTTTGATCCTTATACAGTTTTTCCTGAATTACATAATAGACCTAAGCCTAATTCTTTAGAAGAAAGAAGAAGGTATTATATGAGGTATTATGAAATTCTCAGAGATTCTGGAATAGAAGCAGATTTTGGTGTTGGCTTTACTTCTCAAGGTTGGTCTACTACTGCTCTTCCAGGTTATCTTAATACTCTTAAGCCACCTTACAAACCTGTTAAATGTTTAGATATGACTTTATTTTATGCAAGTGAAGTTATTTATTATTTGAACATGACAAATCTTAAATGGTGGATGTTAGCAACAGACCCAAGGTACGTAAGACCTTCAATGAGGTATAGAGATATTACTAATTTACCACAAAAAGTTTTAGGACAACAAGATTTTGATATTGAATGGTTTGGTGTAAGTGAACTTAAAAGAGATGCTTGTTTAGAAAATGAAGGAGATTATATTACAAGAAATATAGTATCTCGATATAGTGGGATTGAAAAAATGAATTTAATTGATGGAGGAGTTCTTGATGTAACAAGAGCAGAGAAACCTCATCAGTTCACAATTGTTTCAATGCAACTTTCTCCACCAACTGCAAAAGAGGATCTAAGATTTAACATTCTTAAAGAATATGTATTAGATAAAGATCCTAACCAAGAAGCTAGAATTTTCGGTAAGTGGTCAGAATTTTTCAAAGAAGGCCGTCCTCAATTCAAAGGATATATTGCTACTGAAGATTTAGATAAAACTTTTGCGGAAACAAGATATACTTTAGTTTTACCTACGGCAGCAGGTTGGGTAACGAGTAAATATGCAGAGATGCTTCAGTTAGGAGTAGTTCCTTTCTTACATCCTGATTACGATACACAATTTCATATTGTACCAAAAGAACATCCATTAAGAGTTAAAGATGCAAATGATTTTTACAAAAAGATGGAATACTTTGATGCTCATCCTGATAAAAGAATTAAATTCGTTCAGCATTTACAAGAACTTTTAATTAGTGATGCATATACTGGTAAATTTATGTTAGATTTAATTAACAAAAGTTTAGATGAAGTAGGTTTACCTAAAATGTTAATGGCTGACGGTGAAGCATTATATCCTAAGAAAGATAAACAAATTGAAAAACCAAAAGCAACAAGTTTATTCTAATATGAAAAAGAACGCAGTTGCAATAGGAACCTCAAATCTTGAATGGATAAACATTCTTTTATCCTATTATCCTAAGGATATCCAAGAGAACTTTGATATTTACATGTTTGTAGATACAAGTAAAATTACTATTAACCAAGTTCGTCATGTAATAGGTAATCATAATGTACCTATTTTTAAGAAAGCTACATTTGTTGATGTACGACAATTATATAAGTATTATATTGAGAAACATGGTTATGAAGGAAAGGCTAAAGAATTTTTATTGACTCATGGAGCAATGTTCAAAATTCTAATGCCTATTTATCTTAATGAAAAATTTGGAGTAGAGAGAACCTATACTTCAGATGATGATGTATTTATTTTCAAAGATTTAAGTTATCTTTTTAATAAGTATGAAGGTTATGCTTTTAAGAAAGAGAATTTATTTTATCTAAGGAACAAAGATAAGTATGAAACTTTGGCTGCCTTTAACGAAATGTTTGAAAGTGATTTTACTTTAGAACAGGTAAATGCATTATCACTTAATTGCGGAAATCTTCTTTATGGAATAGATCCTAAATTAGAATACTATTTTGAAAGATTTATGAAACATTCATGGTCTCATCATATGTATTATGATTTCGAAGGTTATACAAGTTGGACAGTAGAACAAAGATTCCACCACTTTAACATTCATAGGCTCTTAAAAGAAGGGCATAAAGTAGAACCGTTTAAGGGAGAAGATTTAAGACTGATTTTATCAATAGGAAAAAATCCTCCAGAGAAATCGCTTAAGAGCACGGTACCTTCCCTCCTACACTATGCTGTAGGCAAAAAGAAACCTGATTTTCTTAGATCATTTCTACCAGGTATAGAATGGAGATATGGTTTTAAGTATGAACCTCAATTTGAACTCAAAGACAAGTTATACTGTGTGCCTAACAGATCCTTGTTTTGAAACAAATTTTAATTTTAATGTAAAATAATAAAAAAGATGGCAGAAAACAAATTTATCGTAACGACCACAATCAATCCTCCAACTGAGGCAACTCAAAAATTTTGTAAAATATGTAGAAACGGCTCTTGGAAGTTTGTTATTGTAGGTGACACAAAAACTCCTCATGATTTATATCGTAAATTAGAAGAGGAAAATTCAAATGTAATTTATTTACACCCTGACGAACAGGATAAACTTTTTCCAGAATTATCAAAGGTGATAGGATGGAAAACTATTCAAAGAAGAAACATTGGTTTTGCTTATGCATATGCAAATGATGCAACAGTAGTAGCCACTGTGGATGATGACAATATCCCTTATGATAATTGGGGAGAAGATGTTAAAGTAGGCCAAGAAGTTAATTACAAGGCATATGCTTCAAAAAGAAGTGATTATTTTGATCCTTTAGCAATAACCGAAGATAACCATGTATGGCATAGAGGATATCCTATTCAACATTTACAAACTCGACATGATGTAGAGTTCTTAGGATATAAAAAGAAGAAATGTTTAGTTCAAGCAAATCTTTGGGACGGTGATCCTGATATTGATGCAATGGCTAGATTAACTCATAAACCGTGTGTTGATTACAAAGATATAACTGAACCTTATGGATCCGAACAAACCGCTCCCTTTAATTCTCAAAATACATTTTTAGCTGGAGAGGTAATGCCGTATTATGCGGTACTACCATTCGTTGGAAGAATGGATGATATATGGGGGTCATATATACTACAACATCACTTTCCTAATTCTGTAGTGTATGATGTTGCTACAGTTTACCAAGATAGAAATTTACAAGATTTGGTAACGAACTTAGAAAATGAAGTTATAGGTTATCGTAATACCTTAGATTTTATTGAATCTAAAGGCGGATATGAAAAATTCTTTCCGAAAGAAACATTAAACTTTTGGAGAGTATACCGTGATGTAATGGAAAATAAAGAATTGCAAGCAGATGCGGTTAGTCATTATCAATCAAGATGGTTGGAAAGTATAACACAATAAAAATAATTAAAAAATGAAAACAGCATTAGTATTAGGTGGTGGAGGTTTTATCGGAAGCCACATGGTTAAGAGGTTAAAGAAAGAAGGCTTTTGGGTAAGAGCAGTGGATCTTAAATATCCAGAGTTTGCTCCTACTGAAGCAGATGATTTTGTAAAGGGTGATCTTAGAGATCCTAATTTAGTAGAAACGGTTTTTAGTAATCAATCTTGGGATGAAGTTTATCAGTTTGCAGCTGATATGGGAGGTGCAGGATTCGTATTCACTGGAGAAAATGATGCAGACATAATGCACAATTCGGCTTTGGTAAATTTGAATGTAGCGCATGAAGCTGTCCGACAAGGAAATGTAAAAAGATTATTTTATAGTTCTTCTGCATGTATGTACCCAGAGCATAATCAATTAGATCCAGACAATCCTACTTGTACTGAAGATTCAGCTTACCCAGCTGACCCAGATTCGGAATATGGTTGGGAAAAACTTTTTAGTGAAAGAATCTTTCTTTCCTTTATGAGGAACAAAGATTTAACAGTAAGAGTTGGTAGGTACCATAATATATTTGGTCCAGAAGGAACCTGGGACGGTGGGAGAGAAAAAGCTCCAGCTGCCATGTGTAGAAAAGCTGCAAGAGCTGAAGAAGGAGAATCTATAGAAGTATGGGGACCAGGTAATCAAACAAGATCTTTCTTATATATTGATGAATGTATCGAAGCTACTATTCGATTTATGAGAAGTGATTTTATAGGACCTGTGAATATAGGATCTGAAGAAATGATTGCAATTAATGATTTTGCTAAAATGGCGATTGCTGTTTCTGGTAAGAATTTAGATATTTACAACATTGATGGAGAAGACTTTGTTAAACAATACGGTCATAAATGTCCTATCGGCGTAAACGGAAGAAATTCTGATAACACTCTTTATGGAGAAAAAGTAGGATGGAAAGTTTCTGAACCTTTAATTGATGGTATGAAGAAAACTTATGAATGGATTGAACAACAAGTTCAGCAAGAAAAGGCTGCTCAGATAATGAACATGGAAAGTGAGTAAAAAATTAGATAGGTTATTTAGTTCAAAAAGAATTGAAGCAAGAAAAAGCCCCCTCCACGGATGGGGTGTTTTTGCCAAAGAAGATATTGAGAAAGGAATTATCTTAGAACAGTCTCATGGTCTTTTTATGCCTCGAGATTTTTTTGAAGCAGTGACCTTACCTACTTTAAGGTGTAATGGTTTTGCCTTTCCAAGAGACACGGCTCATGCAGAGATTATGATACCTTTTGGTTTAGGGTGTGTCTATAATACATTACCTAAAGAACAATGTAATGCCAATTGGTATTGTGATGAAGTAAACAAACTAATTATTTACTACACACTTAAAGATATTAAAAAAGATGAGGAGATTGTGATTGATTATTACGATGAGATGAAGGGTTGGGAATTAAAAAATAGAAGAATATGAAGTATGCAACTATAATACCACTTATCGGTGGAATGACCGTAGCAAATAAAAAAGCTACGGGGGAAGATCCACAATTTTTAATTAGCTGGGATGCCTTTGGTAAAAATGATTCTCATATCCAATCATATCTTCCTGATGTACCTAGCCACATTATTCCTAATGAAGGTGAAGATACATTAACCCCGGATATAAAGAAACAACATTTTGAAAGTTTAGATTTTGTAAGTACTGTTTGCCCTTGTGCAGGTTTATCTATGTTAAATAATGCTAGTGGGAGTGCATCGGCTCGAGGTAGTGATGCTGCACAAAATGATTGGATGTACAAATCAGCTCACTATGTTTTAGAGAACCTGAGACCTAAAGTTTTTTGGGGAGAAAATGCTCCAGGACTTTATACTAAGTTAGGAACAGGTGTTAGAAAGAAATTAAGAGAAATTGCAGCTCAACATGGATATTCATTTAGTATTGTAAAAACGGATACATATTTACATGGAATACCACAACACCGTAGAAGAACATTCTATTTCTTTTGGAGGGGTAAAAATGCTCCTATATTTGATTTTATGGAGAGACCTAAAGAATCTCTAGACCTCATTGATTATCTTGCTCAAGTTCCAAAAGAAGCATCTTACCAAGATGAATTTTTTACAAGAAATCACCCAGTGACCGATTGGAAACTTTACGAATATGTTTTGGAAAAAACTGGAATGACTGATTTAGAATTTCGCCAAAGTTATATCGGAGCCTTATATCATTATATCAGTATGAATGGTTGGGTTGATGATGCAATGGCCTGGATGGATAAAAATTATCCAGACTATGAAGGTGAGGAAAGATTAAAACTTGATCATATTAAAAGGAAACTTGCTGACGGTAAAGGTTTCTGGGATAGTAGCCCATTCTTTGTAGGCAAGTATGTAAATGCAATTATCGGAAAGAATATGCATGTATTAGTTCATCCAACGGAAGATAGGTTCTTAAACATACGAGAGTGTATGTGGTTAATGGGCCTTCCTCATGATTTTGATATGAATGTTTCTCCTGGGTGTTGGAATCATATAGCACAAAATGTACCGGTGACAACAGCACAGGCTTATACAGAACAGGTAATGAAATTTCTTAGAGGAGAGTTAAGAGATAGTGGATGTTCTTTCTTGATGCAAGATAACATAGCACAAAAAATTACAGAATCTGATAAAGAGATTACTAAGAAGGTTAAGAATTACAAGACTCAACCTATCATATGAAAAAGAAGAAGTATCCGGATAACATAGTTTTTAATGAAGAGAGTGGAGAATTCGATGCTCACAAAAAAGCTTATCCTACTAATCTTGGTGCACCTTCTTTTGCTGCCATAGCCGATAATAAACAAATGGCTCATAAAGCCGATAATTATTTTTCCTCAAGATTAACGGAACTTAAAGAAGAATATCAAAAATTGGTTGATGAATATGAATGGACTAAATTAGTCTATGAAGCTGATTATTCATTTGAACCTATAACCGATGAACCTTATCATTTATATGAGAGGGAAGATAGGAGCTTATTTTTATCTCTTATCACTCCCAGTGAATGGGAACAACCTTATGTAGGTACTTTCAAACTTTTGACCACTGGAAAATGGGAAAAAATAAATTGGGAGGTTACATAAACAAATGTAAAGTAAGTTAGTATAATAATAAATTAAAAACAATCAAAATGATGGAAACCACATTAACAAAAATTGATAGTTCAGGCTTAACATCCTTTGTTAAAAAACTATTACCAATTGATAAGTTTATCTTTTTGAAAATTTCTAAAGAAGGAACTGTTTCTTCTGTATATTTTCCAGAAAGAGATGCTGTTAAATTGGCAAATACACCAACAGAGGATTTATTTGAAGGTGAAATTGAAAACCCAATCAAAGTAAGCTTTTACAATGGTTCTAAAGTAATTGATGCTCTCTCACATTTTAATGGAGATCTTAGAGGAAGAATTAAATTCAACGAGATTGAAAACGAATGTATGGCGAGTGATTTTATTTTAGAAAATGATAATCTTCAAATAAATTTAGCTTGTGCAGATCCAAGCTTATCATTTATGGAAATGAGCAAAGAAGAAATTTCGAGAGCATTTGATACAGATGCTAAGATGTTCGAATTTGATCTTTTAACTACTCATGTAGCCAGAATGAAATCTTTATTTTCTTTGGAAAAAGAAGAAGACACCTTTACACTTTATGTAAGTGAAAAAGGAATAGCGGTTAAAGGAAGTTCTTATGACGCAACTCTGTGCCATCAGTATGAAGGAGATGCTGAAGTAGGAACACAGGTTGTAATATACAAAAAGTATATCAACCTTTTAGATGGCGAAAATTACAAAGTAATGGTATGTGATAATAAAGTAGTGTTCAGATCTCTTGATACCAATACACTTTTAACAGTCGCTGTAGCAATCACAGATGAAGATTAACCCAACATTCCCTCGATAAGGTTCCTTTTCTTAAGGAGCCTTATCTTTTTTCCAAAATAAAAAAAAGATGACCGAACTCCAACAGATTAAGCAAGAGGCAAGTAAATTTTACAATTATGAACAGGCTGTTAAGTTAATGCTTAATTCCATATACGGAGCCTTTGGGAACCAGTGGTTTTATTTCTTTAATGTTGATATTGCAGAAACTATAACCTTACAAGGTAAGGATGCAATTCTTTATACAGAAAAATTAGTCAATAAGTATTTCAAAGATTTTTGGATTCATGATAAACAAACTCATGAAAAGTTAGGTATAACTGTACATGGGCCTCCTAATAAACCTGTAGGTATATACATTGATACTGATTCAATTTATATGTCTTTTGAAGAAGTTATTAAAAACACAGACTATGAAGGAGATAGTAAAGACTTTATTCTAAAACTTTATGAGTTAAGATTAAAGGAATACATTGAAAAAATTCTCCAAAGATATGCAGATGATAATAATGCAGAAAACTTTTTAAGTTTTGAAATGGAATCAATCGCTAAAAATGCAATTTGGTTAGCGAAGAAAAAGTATATGCAAAATATAGTTTGGAAAGATCCTGATTTACATTATGATGACTTAAGTAAAATTAGTGCTAAAGGTTTTGAAATTATTCAATCTTCAACTCCAGTTTTTGCAAGACAAAAATTAAAAGATTTATTAACATACATATTTTCTGTTGAGAAATTAAATATGAAAGAATTGGTTGCAATTCTAAAAGATATTAAAAGACAATTTAAGTTGGCTAATACGGATCAAATTAGTTTTTCTAAAAAGGTAAATAATTATCAAAAGTATATTACGAATGATTATGATTCATTTGAAATAGCGTTAAGATGTCCTATTGGTGTAAGAGCAGCTGGGTATCATAATTATCTTTTGAATAATAATTCTAATATGAAAGGTAAATATCAACCTTTAGGAAATGGTGAAAAACTAAAAATGTATTTTACAACTGATCCAGTATCTAATGTATTTGCTTATGCACCTGGTGAAAGACCTTATGAGTTTGCACCTGATGTTGACTATGATACACAATTTGAAAAAACAATACTGGATCCAATCAATAGAGTAATCAATGCAATGGGATTCAAAGGATTGAATAGAAACCTGATTTATACTTCAGCGGTATTCTAAAACAATTCCTAGTTTTCCTTGTATAAAAATAAACAATTAAAATGGCAAATAAACAATTTTCATTTTCAGATTTGAATAAAGAGATGTCTAAAATCTCCCAATATGGAGATACATTAGATAAGTCAACAATTTCAGAAATTGACCACTTTATTCCAACTGGGAATTATCACTTAAACGCTTGTTTAACAGGATCCTTATTTGGAGGGTATCCTAATAATAGAGCAGTGGCCTTAGCTGGGCCTAGTGGTACAGGCAAAACATATTTAGCATTGAATGCAATTAAACAGGCCCAAAAGCAAGGTTATAGTATTGTATTTTATGATTCCGAGAATGCGGTGGATAAAGACTTAGTAGAAAAATTCGGAATAGATGCTACTAAATTTAGATATGAACCTTGTAATACCGTTCAAGAATTCAGAAGTTCCGTGACAGCGATTACTGATGTTTTAATTGAACAAAAGAATAAAGGTGTAGAATTACCAAAGATTATGATTGTCTTAGATTCTGCTGGAAACCTTGCAACTCAAAAAGAAATTGATGATGCAAAAAGTGGAAGCAGTAAAGCGGATATGACAAGAGCTAAATTATTAAAATCTACTTTTAGAATTTTAATGACTAAGTTTGGTATTTGTAAAATTCCTTTCTTATTTACAAATCATACTTACCAAACACAAGACTTATTTTCACGTCAAGTTGGTGGTGGGGGTACAGGTCCTGAATATGCAGCTTCTATAATTTTATTTTTAGGAAAGGCAAAATTAAAAGAAGGTATTGAACAAACAGGAATTATTGTATCGGCTAAACCAAATAAGAATAGATTTGCGAAACCGACTAACATTAAATTTCACATATCTTTCCAAAAGGGAATGAATCCTTATATAGGGCTAGAAGAATATATCAGTTGGGATACTTGCGGTATACAGAGAGGAGGATGGATAAATGCAAACCAATACGAAAAATTATCTGAGATCGATAAAGGTAAATGTAGAAAACACGATTACATAGATGATAAAGGAAAAGAAAAATTTTGTTATTTCCAACCTAAAGATACTGCAAGAAAACTTTGTGTACAGCATCTAAACAAATCTGTTGATTTAAGAGAACTTTATACACCTGAGGTTTTAACTGATGAAGTTTTACAAAGATTAGAACCAGTTGTATCTGAAAGATTTAAGTATGGAACTGAAGAATTGGATGTAAATGCTCTTAATGATATAATTAACACAGAAGAACATGCTAAAGAAAACGCTTAATCCTGAAAAATTAAAGGTTAAGTATATTCTTGAAAATCATTCCTCATTAAAAACTTATCCGGATCCAGAAGATATCCTTTATGAGTACATAAGAGATTATTGCAATCGCCCAAAGGCAACTAAGATTGAATTTACGGATGTTTCACTAAAAAAGTATTACAATTTAACTGATGAAAAAGCATCAGAAATAATCTCCTTTCTTGTGGATAAAGGGTTCCTTAAGGAAGTGAGAGGTAATAGTGCATATAGCACCTACCAAATAATTAAAAACCCATATTAACTTTCAGAAGAACTGAAAACTTGTTATTATTAAAAAAACCAGATGAACGCAAACACGGATCACGAAAAGATATTCTTTAATTATTTCTTAAAGAAGTCGCATTATCTGAAGACGGTTAAACCAGGATTCTTTAGCAATCATGATATTGACCATCTTGCAGGTTTAGCGAAAAGTTTCTTTATGTCATTTGGTGAAAGTCCTTCAAAAGAACAAATGAAGGCTATAGTGGCAGATGATCCTACTGAAATGCCAGATGATATAGTAGATCAAATTTATTCTATTAACTTATCTGAATATGATGAGGATTGGTTAAAGAGAACTGGTGAATCATGGGTTAAGTGGAGACATTTCGATAAACAGCTAATTAAAACCATTGAATATGTTAAGACTCAAAACATTTCTCCGGATAATGTTGAAGATGTTGTTCAGAGGGCAATAGGTATGATATCCACTGATGGTTCTTTAACCTTTGATGCTGATTTAGGATTAGATTTCTTTAACCCAGAAGATCATATACAAAGAAAGACTCAGAAAATGGAAACAGGCTGGTCTTTTGTGGATAATGTATCAGGCGGAGGGTATGATCCTAAAGCATTAGTGGTTTATGCAGGTGAACAAAATGTAGGTAAAAGTATTTGGTTAGCTAATGATGCTGCTAATTTTATTAGAATGGGACATAATGTAGTTTTCGTAACTGCTGAAATGTCTGCACAAAAAGTATTAAAAAGAATAGGTTCTAATTTGTTAAACATAAGCATGATGCAGTATGATGAGAAATCTGCTAATCGTGATTTTATGAAAAGAAGAATAGAGCGTGTAACAAGAGGTATTTTGCCACCAGGTAAATTATTTGTAAAAGAATTTCCAACTTCACAGGCTACTACTTTAGATATAGAAGCATATCTAAAAGAATTAGAAGAAGTACAAGATCATAAAGTAAATGTCTTAATCGTTGATTACATAAACATTTTAGCTAACTATCGTAATCCTAATACAGAAAATACTTATATGAAGATAAAACAAATCGCTGAAGATTTAAGAGCATTGGCGGTAAAAAATAATATGTTAGTAATTTCTGCTACTCAGTTAACTAGAGGAGCCTGGGATTCTACAGAAATTAAAATGGAAAACATTGCGGAATCTGCCGGGTTGGCTCATACCGCTGATGTTATGTATGCTCTTATCCAGGATACTATGATGCATGCTAATCGTGAGTATTGGTTAAAGGTTCTAAAGATTAGAGATGGCCAAGGAAAGGGTAATAGATGTAGATTCCAAATTGATTATGATCATATGAGGTTAACTGAAACAGATGATATCTCATATTAAAAATATAAAAGATTATGGCACAAGATAAGATATTTAATAATACATACGGTCAATCCGAACTTGACCATCGTAAAATAGAATTTACAGTAGCTCCGGCTTTTGGAAGTAGTATGGATCCGGATGATCGTATTCATTATGATTTACTCCTTAAGAAAATTGATGAACTCATTAAAGGATCCGAATTTGAAGAACTGAATAAAGTAACCAAAGACGGTGTAGCTAAAAAATTAAATAAGGTACAAATCAATAAAGTATTTTTTTACATTATTGAAAAAATAGGAAGTGATCATACTCGGATTGATTTATTTGGAGTTCTTTCTGATTACTTTGATGTATTTCCAAATAAGTTTTACAATTCCTTATCCAATAAATTTAAGGATGAGTTGATTTCCGAGTTGGATGCTAAATATAACATCCTAGAAAAGAAGAAGATAAGAAAATTATTTTAGATGGCAAAAAGAATATGGATGGTTAGTGATACCCACCTAGGGTGTAGAGCCAATTCCGTAATGTGGTTAAATTTAATTGAAGATTACTTTTTTAATTTCTTTATACCTCTTGCAAAAAAGAATTGGAAAAAAGGTGATATTTTATATCATTTAGGAGATGTCTTTGATAATAGACAAAGTGTTAACCTAGCGGCTCAAGATTTAGCCATAAGAATCTTTGAAGAACTTTCTAAAGTTTTTCCTGAAATACATATCATAGTAGGTAATCACGATATCATGAGAAAAAATTCAAATGATATTTCTTCGGTAGATTGCTTAAAATATATTCCTAATGTTACAGTTTACAAAGAACCTAAATTATTAAAGTACGGAAAGACAAAATGTTTGTTGATGCCGTGGAGAAAGGATAGTAAACATGAAAAGGATACTCTTAAAAAGTTTGAGGATATAGATTATTTATTTTGTCATACAGAAACAAGAGGAGTTCAAACTTCTCCTTCGACCAAATACTTACATGAAGGAGGTAATACAAGAAGGACATTTTCCAAATTCAAAAGGGTATATTCTGGTCATATTCATTATAGACAAGAAAGAGGTAATTTTATTTTAGTAGGAAACCCCTATGAAATGACACGATCAGATAGAGATAATCAAAAAGGAATTTATATTTTAGATTTAGGAAGTGGAGAACATGAATTTATTGAAAATACTCATTCGCCTAAATTTAAGAGGTTTTACATTAATGATATTTTAGAAAGGAGGATGGGAGAACTTAAAGAAGAGTTTACTGGAAATTTTGTAGATATCCTTATTCCTTCTAATGTTCTAGGAAAATATAATGTAAATAGATTCATGGACTTTTATGATGGGATAGCACGAAGATTAGAGCCAAGAATTTATGATGAGGAACATGTACATGAATTTGAAGAAGGTACTATGTCTGATTTTAATGGGCAGATGAATCTTATGAAAATTTCTAAAGATTATATTAACAGTCTCGATTATGATCAAGACCTGAAAGAGAGATTAATCTCTTCAGTGATGGAATTATATAATGAAACATTAACACCAAGCTATGAGGATCCACAAGGTTGAATTTAAGAATTTTGCCAGTTATGGTAATAGAACTCAAATTATAGAATTTGATAAAAAAGACAGTGAGCTTTATTTAGTACTTGGAGGAAACGGTGCAGGTAAAAGTACTTTAGCAAAAGTCATTACATATTTATGTTATGGTAGAAACGACGGAGCACATTTAAGAGACTTACCTAATCGTGTAAATAAGAATCTATGGGGAAAGATTGTTTTAGAAACAAAAGGAAATTTTGTAGAAATTGAAAGAGGTATTTCCCCTAATGTTTTTGAAGTCAAAATAAATGGAGCAGAGTATGATGTAGCTGGGAAGGCTAATATGCAAGAATTTTTAGAAACTGAAATTTTTGAAATTCCTTATCATGTTTTTAAGAATGTTATTATTTTATCTGTTAATGACTTCAAATCTTTTATCACCATGTCACCGTGGGATAAGAAACAAATCATAGATAGAATTTTTGGTTTTTCGGTAATCAATGAAATGAGAGAATTGGTTAAAGGTAAAAGGAAACTTTTAGCCGATGAGTTAAGAACATTCGAAGATGAAATAAGAACCTTAGATGATTCCATCAAATCTGTTGTTGAAAAGATTGAACAATTTGAAGCATCCAATAAAGAAAAGAGTGATGAAAAGTTAGCTGAACTTAAAAAGAAACTTTTACAATTAAATAAAGATAGGGTTAAGTTAAAAGATGTAAATGAAAAAGTTAAACTTAAAGTTGATGAAGCTGATATTCAATTAAAACAAAAGAATAAAAAGAATTCAGAAGTAGGAAGTGAATTATCCCGATTAAAAAGAGATATAAAACTATATGAAAATAATCAATGTCCTACATGCACTGGTCCTCTAAATACTAAATATCATAAGGATATTAAAAAGAATAAAGAATCTGAGGTAGAAAGATTAAATTCTTTACAAACAACAATTAAAGAAGAAGTAGAAAATTCAGAAAATACTTTATTAGGTTTAAGAGAAAAAGGGAAAAACATTTTAGTTAAGTTAGGGCAGTTGGAAACCTCTATGACCAATTACAAAGATGAATTAGTTAAATTAAGTGAAAGCGGTGGAGAACAATATCAACACTTAAAACAATTAGTTAAAGATTTTTCTGGTAAGAAAGGTAAAAAGGATGAGGAGAGAATGGTTAGTGAAGGGGAAAATAATTATCTTACTATTTTGGAAAACATTATGGGGGAGGATGGAATTAAGAATTTAGCTGTAAGATCTATTCTGCCTTCCTTTAATAATCACATAATGATTATGGGTAAAGAAATGGGAATTCCTTTTGGTATTAGATTTGATGATAAATTTAATTGTTCACTTTTACATATTGGAGAAGAGATAAGTCCTAAGACATTAAGCACAGGAGAAAAGAAAAAAGTAGACTTTGTTATTATCATGGCTTTAATTAAAATGATTAAAATGAGATTTCCAAGTTTGAACATTTTATTCTTAGATGAAATTTTTTCTTCAATTGATGCTGATGGGGTTTACCACATAATAAATATACTACATACCACAATACAAGATGTTGGTCTTAATACATTTGTAATTAACCACACGGTATTACCAAGTGAGTATTTTGATAAAAAATTAGAAATCACTAAGGGTGGTGGTTTTAGTGAATTTACCATCGAGAAAATTAACTAACATTCTTGGTGAATAAATAAAAAAAGTGATAAGTTAGTGTCATCGTATAATCAAGAATTTAATAAAGACAATGTAGTTCTGCGATATATCATCGTGGCTATGTTAGCTGAATTGAAAAGTAAGATATATTATTACAATCAGATAGATGAGGATACCAAAAAGAAAATTGATATTCCTTTTTATTATTCTGTGACAGGTAATGAAAGATTCTTATTAGACAATTTCCTATATGATACCACAGCAGAAGGAAAGGCTGTAGGTGATTATGAAGTAGTACCTCGAGGAATTGTACAACTTAGTTCTATGGCTATTCAGTCGGCTAATTTAACAAATAAGTTTGTAAGGGCTGAATTAGTTAAAGAAGTTGAAGGTGAATTAAAAACCTTTTCACTTATGACTAGCTTTATCCCGATTACAATGGGAGTAGATGTCACTATTGTTTGTTCTAATAATTTAGAAATTCTTAAAGCAACAGAAGCTGTTGTTAGTAGGCTATATAAGTCTCAATCTTTTTCTGTTGATTTAGGAATGGTCAGAGTTCAGGCAGCAATGCAATTACCTGAAGATTATACACAAGAAAGACTAATGGAATATGCCCTTAATGATAAGAAAGAATTTAAGGTTACATTTTCTATGGAATTACAATCATTCTTACCTGTATTTGAAAATGGAAATATAACCTTTGCAGATGTGGCACTATTAGTTGAAGATAGTATAAACAAAAAAGGCGTATTGGATAACCCAGAAAGAGCCGGTATAGGAATTTATCGAGATGGTGCTATTTACTTTGGTAATGTTATGGAACAAATTGATACTTCGATTGATGATATAAAGAAAGCTCCTATTAACAGAGAATTATCTAATCAAGGATATAAAGATCCATCAAAAATTAACACTGGACCGAAGTTTAATGAAGACACTGTAGAAAAATACCAAGGCACTGAAGAAGATGAAGAAAGTAAGGAGTGGAGGAACATGGATGGAAGAGAAGATCCGGGTGCTCAGGATGAAGTTGAGAATTAAATAATCTAAGTGTGGTGTAATATATAAAACAAATTAGTCTTAACTATGGCAAATATGAACGAAAGTCAAACACAGGTTTTGTTAAATGGTGGAATAATTCCTCAGCATCGGAACGATAATTTAACAACCTTAACCGCACAGTTTTTTGAAAGCGGAAAATCTGATGCTCAGGTCTTAGCAATTTTATGTGGAATGGGAGTTCCTCAACCGTGGGCGGAGAAAGCTATCGCGGAATATGCTAAATTAAGAGGAGTGACTGAAACTAACCAAAAAAATGATATAAAAATGCAATTCACATTAACTGAACTTTATTCAAGAGTTAACGAAACTCTAAATAAATTAAAAGAAATGAAGTCTGCTGATAGTGGGAGAGTATCCTTTACTGCTGATAAAGCAATTAAAGTTTTAGAAGGTACTTTAAGTAAATTTCCTCTTTCACTTAAGAATGCAGATTTAACAAACGTAACTGAAGAAATTGAAAAGAATGTATCTCCTACATTAAAGTTTTCAATCGCTAGAGAATTACATAAACAAGCAGCTGCCTTTGATTGGATAAACCCTATTAAAGAAATGGCTTCTTATATTGAAGCTATGTATAATAGTAATACATTAGAATTTCAAGTAAGTGAGGCTTGTAATACTGTAATGAGAAAGGGTGGAAAACTTTACGAAAGATTAGGTAAAGATTTAACTTCTGTTTTGAAAGAATCAAATGATAACATTAAAAATGCTTTCTTAGCAATTTCATCTAAACACCCATGGTCTCCAGAATGCAAAAGTATTTTAGAATCTATCGCAAGATCCGAACAAAAGGTACATGAGCAACACGGTGGCAAAATTATGAAAATCTATTCTCCTATTTTAACTGAAGGTGAAAGTCATACTTTCCACCTATTAGGTAGAGATTATATTACAAACGGTAAAACTGTAACCGAAGCAAATGTAACTGACGGAAGATATAAAGCAGTTTTAGAAGGTTTAAGATTATGTACTCCTAAAGGTGATTGTTTTGAAATTCATGGACAGAACGAAAAAACTTTTTCTATCAATTTAACTGAAGGAACTATTAACTTAGGAGAAGTTGATTTAACAAATGCATCTGTCATTGAAGTTAAAGAAGCTTTATTAGGAACTAATTTCTTTGGGTATAGAGATAATCATAAAATTGATACAGTATGCCATTTAGTAGAAAATTTTGATATGGTAGCTGAAATGGATGATATCTTTTCTGTTAATTCACTTAAATGGCCAGCTCTTTATTTAACAATGATTGCTGTACATGAAGGTGTTTATATTAACAAGATAAACGGTGGAATGAAACTTAATGAAATGAAATACTATTCTTCTGCTGGAGAAGCTGTTAAAGTTGCTAAAGAATTTATCGGTTATGATGTTTCTTCTTACGTAGCTGAGAAATTAGAAGCTGAAGGCGATCTTGAGATTAGAAATTCTGAAAACAGAAAGAAAATTCAAGAAATGATCAATTTCTTAGAAGAAAAGAAAAATGAAATCACTGCTGCTATTCAAAGAGTTGGAGAAACTCCAGAATTAAAAGAAGCAATAGATATGGTAAATTCTGAAATTACTACAAGAGAAAAGGAATTACAATCCACTTTTGTTGCAGAAAAAAAAAGTAAGAACTACTATCTAAATAACGGATACGTCGAAGGGACTTTATCTTCTAACATTAAAGGAATGAAAAAGGGATCTGATGTAATGGTTAATGCTGAAGAGTATGCTTCTTTAGGAGATGAAGAACTGATTGATGTAGTAGACCCTAAAACTGACAAATCTACTTATGTTCGTAAGGATGAGCTGTCGGTTAAACTTTAAGACTTACTTCCCTTAATTATATTAAAAGGCTGAATGATGAAACATTCGGTCTTTTCTTGTGTATAAAAATAAACAAAGATACTTATGCCACGAAAAAGGAAATATCTTAACAATCGCGACCTCTTGGAGGAGATAGTTAAGTCACAAGAGTTAGATGAGTTAACACCTAAAGCATTGAAGATGTTGATGATGTTAGCAGAAAGATCTTCAGCTAAATTAACATATAGAAACCCGGAAGATAGAAAAGACTGTATTGCATGTGCTTATATGGACTTATTTAGATATTGGAGAAATTTCAATCCAGAAAAAAGTAATAATGCATTTGCATATTTTACCGAAATAGCAAAAAGAGGATTCGCAAAAGGTTGGAATAAATTACACCCTAAAAAATATGGCGGTACAATCTCTATGAATAGTGGAGATGGAATATATTCAATTTAATGAGCATTAAAAAAGTCAAACCTACGGCTAAGTCTGGTTTTAAGCAAGGATACTATAAACCAAAGAATCCTAATAAGTACCAAGGACCTATGCCTATAATCTATAGGAGTAGTTGGGAAAGAAAGGTTTGTCATTGGTGTGACCATAATGTTGATGTTATTAGGTGGACATCAGAACCATTTTCATTAAAGTATTACAATATCTTAGATAAAAAATTCCATAAGTATTATCCTGATTTTTATGTTAAGATTAGAAAAAAGGTAGAAGGACAAGAACCTATATATGAAGATTATATAATTGAAGTTAAACCAAAGGCTCAATTAAAAAAACCAGCACCACCTAGAAGAAAAACAAAAAAAGCTTTAGAAAATTACAAATGGGCGTATGAAACCTATGTTAGAAATTTATGTAAAACCGATGCTTTACAAAAAGCAGCAAAGACTAGAAATTTTAAGGTGATGTTATTAACAGAAGATTCAAAATTATTCAGGTAAGATGGAAGATTTAGAACAAGGCGAAAAGAAAGATTTTCAAGAAAGGTTGGATGAATACCTTAAAGAAAACGGTGGAAGAACTGGTGCTTCTAAAACATCTTTTTCGGATATTGAAAAGGCTATTAAAAATAATGGAGCGGAAAGAGCTAATGGAGAATTACAAAAAGGAAGAATGTATGCTTTTAGATATTTTAATGCTCAGCATATTCCTTTTGATACTTGGCCAGTAGTAATAGGACTAGGACTTAGTGACGATGGCCACCAATTAGGAATTAACTTACATTATATTCCTTATGATACTAGAGTACAGTTTATTAAAACATTTCTTAATTCATATAAAGGTTCAATACACGAACAAACAATAGGAGCTAAGGCAAATGATGTTAGAAAACAAACCGAACTTGATTATGTACAGTATCCACAAATTAAAGGGGCATTTGGTAGAATGTATAATATAACATATGCAATTAGACAGTATGATTTGTTTAATATGAAAAACCCAATTGTCCTATCATATGAGAACTGGCACTTAGGTACAGTTAACGATGAAAACTATTTTAATAAGTCAAATATAAATGAAGCACAGAAAAATTACTTTCAATCATTTAAGACATAATATATAATTTAACAAAAGAAAACCTATGGCAGGATTCACAGAGAGACGGAGAGGACCGTTAACAAATACAAACCCGGTTAGAAAATTACTAAAAGATTTATCTAATTTAGGAATGGCGTATGACGATATGATCCTTCGTAATTCACGAGCAATCGGGTTTACGGAAAATCAAATGGGTTATACAATGAACCCAATGGGTGCTGATAACGAAGACATTTGGTCCGCGTTTGCTGCCTTGTCTTTAACAGACACAAGTCTTAAAAAGAATATATCATTCTTTGATAAAGATTATGAAAAGAAAAGAGACCAACTTCGAATCTTTGCAGTCCAAGATGAAATAGAAGAAATACTTGATACTTTATGCGATGAGGCTATCGTATTTGATGATTCTAATTATATGGCCTATGCATCATTTCATGGACAAATTTCTTCTGCTATTGATGATGAGATAAATGATGTGTATAATAACATTTATCAATACTTTGGTTTTATGGATGCTTTGGCACCGTGGAATTATTTTAGGAAATTTATTATTGATGGGTTTCTTTCTTTTGAAATTGTCTATAATGATAAACAAACTGAAATTATAGGATTCAAAGAATTAGATCCTATCTCATTAATGCCTGCGATAGATCCAGAAACCGGAAAGAAAATGTGGATACAGTATTCGGGCCAAGGTGCTAAAGAAAGAAACTTATGGGACTCACAAGTTATATACCTTTCTTATTCACAAGTGAATTCTCCACAAAGAATTAGTTATGTAGAAAGATTGATTCGTTCTTTTAATCTTTTAAGAATAATGGAAAACACTCGAATTATTTGGGCTGTTTCGAATGCTTCCTTCAAAACTAAATTTATTATACCTGTAGGTGGTAAGTCGAAGACAAGAGCAAAACAATCTCTTTCATCATTAATGACTAACTATAGAGAGGTTGTAGATTTCAATTATGATACCGGAGAAATTTCAACTAACGGTAAACCAATGATACCTTTTAATAAGGAATACTGGTTACCTAGTAAAGATGGCGAATCTCCAGAAATTGAAACTATCGGAGGCGATGGTCCTGATTTAGGTGATACTGAATCTCTTAAGTATTTTGCCGACAGATTAAAGATTGCTTCTAAGATTCCATTCTCAAGATTTGATAGAGAAGGTTCCAGTACATATGATATGGAAGCAAGTGGTGCACTAAGAGATGAAATTAAATTCTCTAAATTTATTGATAGGTTAAGATCTATATTCCAAGAGATCTTAGTTAAGCCTGTTTATTTACAAATGATTCTTAATCACCCAGAGTTAAAAGATGATGTATATTTCAAATCTCATTTAGGTTTAGATTTTGTTAAGGATAATGTATTCGAAGAAATGAAAGAAATGGAATTATCAACAAAACGAGTTGATTTCATTGGAAATATGAAAACACAATTGGCTACTATGGATCCTGTAACGATGGCTGAAATACCATACTTTAATTTAGGTTGGTTAATTAAGAGATACGGAGGATTCACTAGAGAAGATCTTAAAGCGAATGGTAGAGCGATGGAAAGAGAAGAACTTGAAAAGGAAGGATATAAAGAAGATGACATCGAAAAGATTTTAATGGGAGCAAATAAAAAGGACTTTACACCAGAAAAGCCTAAAGGAGAAGATCCTATGGGAGGCGGTGAAGAAGATCCTTTAGCTGGGCTTGGATAATCAAACCCCGTGATATAAAAACTTGGGATAACTATAATATATAAACAAATAAGTTAAAAAAATGAAAGTAAAGAATCTTTTAATACTTGAAAGATCTACATCTGATCTAACTTCAACAAAGGAAAAAGACGGTTCTGTTGTATTAGAGGGTATTTTCACTGAGATAGGTAAGAAGAATAAAAATAATCGTATCTATGAAGAGGAAGAAGTATTACCCCACATCAATGAACTTAAGGAAAAAGTAAAAACTGGAAAACTTTTAGGTGAACTTGATCATCCAAAAGATTTTGATGTTAGTCTCTCTAACGTATCACATGTTATTGAGGATTTAGATTATGATTCCGCAAATAAGCAGGTTAAAGGCCGTATTCGTTTATTGAATACATCAAAAGGAAAAGAAGCGCAAGCTTTAATTGAAGATGGAATACCATTACATATTTCTAGTAGAGCGGCTGGTACTGTAGGACAAGATGGAAAGGTTAAAATTAAAAAGTTCTTTACATATGATTTAGTTGCCGATCCTGGTTTTGAAAATGCTGAATTATCTCGAGTGAATGAAGCTTATGGCTTCGATAATTCTGAAGATCTTGTCATTTATGAAATAAATAAAACAATAAACGAAAAAACAGATACTGAAATGAGCGAATCAAATTTTGTCACAGTAGAAGATTTTAACAAATATACTGAATATCTTAAAAACGAAGTCAACTCTATTAAAGAAGCTAAAGGAGAATCTATTGACGGTGAAAGACTAGAAAAATTAGTTAAGTACACCGAACATGTTGCTGAAAGAGTTAATCAATTAAATGACTATACAGAATACTTGTCAGAAAATCTCGATAGAAGCATATCCCACACTGATTATGTTGTGGAGAATGTTAACCAAATTAAAAAATATACTAAATATCTTGCAGAGGAATTAGATAATTCAATCCAATACTCTGAACATGTTGCTGAAAGCGCAGATAAAGGAATTCAGTATTCTAATTATTTAGGAGAGCAACTTGATAAAGGAATTGCTTATTCTGAATATCTAGGAGAAAAACTTAATGACGGTATTAAGTATTCTGAATATATTAAAGAAAACGTAGAAAAGGTTGGAAAATATGCAGAGTACATTGGAGAATCGGTTAACGAACATGTGTTAAACGAAACTAAGAGTACAACTGAAACTCCTAAAGAAATGTTAAATGAATCAAATAAAGTTACAGAAGAAAAAGTTGTTGATTACAAAACTTCTATAACTGAAAAGTTAAATTCATTAATTGAAAAGGCTGAAGAGAATCATGCAAAATTTGCTACTCCTGAAACTAAGTTCTTTGCTTTATTAGGAGAAAGTAAAAAATCTGAATTCGAATCTTTGAATGAATCTAAACAAACTGAGATATTAGAAAAATTTAATAGTTCACGTTGTTTATCTACAAGAGAAGCACAGTCAATCTGGGAATCTTGTTTTAGAGAAGAAACTAAGACTCTAAACTATTTAGATAATATGCCATCAAAATATAAAGAAAAGTGGAATAACCTTTCTAAGGCAGATCAAAATAGAATTATTGCAGAATCTAATTTCTTCCCATTAAATACTGAGTACCAAATTAACAACTTCTGGCAGACTAGAGATTTAAGAGCATCTAAATTAACAATGGAAGCATTAAATGAAAATAAAACGGCTGCTGAACAAACTGGAGAAAAGAAACCTTTAGTTGATGAAAGTTATGCTAAAGCTTTAGTTGAAAAGGTAAGATTTAACTTAGGAAAATAATTTAGAGAAAATATAATCTAAAATACTATAGAAAACCCGGTTTTAATGCCGGGTTTCTTTTTGCACAAAAACGAAGAGTTTTACAATATATTACCAAAATAAATATCTAGAATGGAAAATCTAGTTAGACGCGTAAGCAGATTTCCATTAAAAAAAATCTAATACTATGGACAATATATTTGGAACCATTAAAAAGTTTTTCGGAGGAGTTTCTGATTTACTAATCACTTTACTAACTGTAGGTGTTTTAGTTCAGATACTTTTTGGAGGAGCTGTTTTTGGAATCGACGTTGTTGGAAATGTAACGGGCTTAATTGAATCACTAGGTAATTCAGGCTTTGTTGGGTTACTAGCGGTGATCATTTTGGTGAAGCTTTTAGATAGGAAGTAAAACTAGATAAAATCACGTTGAGAGAACCTCGGTACTTAATTGTATCGAGGTTTCTTTTTGCCCTCTAGTAATATAATATAAATTAGAAAAACTTAGAATGGAGTAGATATATAATACTGTAATCTAAAAGCTAAGAAGCAAAAAGCTAAAGATTAAATAAAAACTAAAAACTCGTTAAAAAAAATTACGAAAAATGTATAATCAAATGATTAATGAGGCTGAGGTGCAAAAAACATGGGGCCCAATCATCGAGGAGGCTACTGGTGTGACTGACAAAAACAAGTTATCTTGGATGTCGAAATACTGTCACTACCATAACCTAAACGAAAGTGTTTGGAACCAAGTACACCTTAACCCTAACGTAAATGTTCCAGGTATGGGCAATGTTGCTCTTCCTGGCGATCCAGGTACATTAAACCAGTTCGCTGGTCAACAAACTGGATCAGGTGATAGACCTTTTTCTTTGCTTCCACTTGCAATGCAAGTTGCTGCTCAGACTGTAGGTTTAGACTTAGTACCTGTTGTACCAATGCAAGGTCCTATGGGAGTTCTTACTTACCTAGACTTCGTATATGCAGGAGGTAGAATCCAAGCTAATGATTTAGCTTCTCCATTAATGATTAAAGTTCCAATGACATCTACTGGTGAAATTGCTGCTTTAACTGAAGGTGAGGTAATCTATGCTGGTGCTGCAGGAACAACTGCTCACTCTTATGAATTAACTTTCATCAAACAATCAAGAATTGATGGATTCCCAATTTTCAGAGTAAGAGCAATGGCTCCTAATGGTGATGTTGCTGGTGGTCTTTACCAACAAGGTTCAGAGTCTGCTCCAGAAGCAATCTCTGCTGCTGTAAATACCGGTCTTAACTATTTTGACACAGCTACTATCGCTGGTGCAACTGCTTTAGGTGCATTCGATGGTCCTGCTGAATTAGTTAGAGCTCTAGAAGATCACGTAACTGGTTTTTCTGGTGATGCTTTCGCTAATGCTGGTGGAGCTGGTATAAACCAACCAGATGCTGGTGCTGCTAACCTACCAGGTTATCCAAACATCGGTTCAAACGATCCTTACTTAAGAGGTCAAGGAGAAGAGACTCCAGACAACTTAATTGGACTTAACTTGTTCAACAAATCTGTTGCTGCACAAACTTTCCAAGTTGCTGCAGGTGTAACTAGAGAACAAGTACAAGACCTTAAGCAATTTGGTATTGATGCAGTAGCTCAAGTAGAAGCTGTATTAGTTAATGAATTGACTCAGTCAATCAACAAATTGATCTTGTCTAGAATCTTCAGAAACGGTGCAACTAACGCACAGAATGTACAGAACACTGATGGCTTCAATTTATCTGAAGCATTTACTATCGGTGCTGGTACTGGAAACTTCAACTTAGGTCCAGGTAATACTAACAACGTTGATATTACTTTAACTAAGCCTTCAGTACAAGTTGGTACAGGTGGAGAAACTCAAGGTACTCTTCAAAGAAGATTACTTTCTAAGATTCTTGCTGGAACTAACTTAATTTCTGTTAGAGGAAGAAGAGGTCCTGCTACATTCGCTGTATGCGGTGGACAGATCGGAACTGCTTTACAAGATATCGCAGGATTCGTTCCTTACCCACTTTCAAACACGGTGAATCAAGCTGGTGGATCTTTATATCCAATCGGTGCAATTGCAGGTGTAACAGTTTATGTTGATCCTACAATGGCATGGAACGATACAAGAGTTGCTATCGGTCGTAAAGGTGACGGAAACTCTCCAGGTTTGGTATTTATGCCTTACTTAATGGCTGAGTCTGTTGAAACTATCGCAGAAGGTACTATGGCGCCAAAAATCGCTGTAAAATCTAGATTTGCTTTAGTAGATGCAGGTTTCCACCCAGAGACTATGTACTATACTCTTCAGTTCTTATTTGGAAATGGAGTTGAGATTGTATAATCTTAAACATATCTTTATTAAAAGAGCTTCTCGAAAGAGAGGCTCTTTTTTTGTCACAAGTTTCTTGAATATATAAACAAAATAATCTAACATACAATGAAACTATTATTATCATATGAATCTCATAGCCTTTTAATTGAATCATGTAATACATTTGAAACGGAATTAGATAATGTATTAACTGAAAAAATAGGTGATGTTTTAGGAAGCCCTATTAAATATCTTAAAATTAAAAATAATGCTAAGAAATATCAAAAGGCATTAGTTAACCAAGCACTTAATGATTTAGATTATGCAAAGAAAAAAGCTAAGACAAAAGGCCAAAGAACTAAAGAAGAAACTGAGGTATTAAATCAAGCTAATAAGGCTAAGAATACTCAACTAGGTAATCAGGCTACCACTATCGGAATGAGGATGGATAATTTAGCATCTAATGATGGTCTTAAGAAAGTAGCAACATTGGCTAAAAGTAAGGCTAAAGTAGCAGCTTCTGAAATTGCTATTAAAGCAGCTGATGGTACAGAAAATAAAATGCTACAGATTAGAATTAAAAAGAATCAACAAAAAGCTAAAGATGCTCAACAGGCATTAAAAGATTATGAATCTGAGGCACAAGATTCTCCAGATGGAACTTCGGATGCAGCGACTGCAACTACTCAACCGCCACCAAAACCTGGTAAGAAAGAGATTGATGCTATGAAAGAAAACATCAAGGCTATTAAGAAAAAAATAGATGATGTAAAAGGTCTTATTAAAAAGCAGAAAGAAGCAGGAAATGATGATATGGTTAAGAAGGCTGAAGGAATATTGGGTAAAAGAGAAAAGGAATTAAAAACAGCAGAACAAACTTTAGAAAAAGCAACCGGGTCTGCTAGTGAAAGTACTTTTATAGGTCAGTATTATTATTTAGCAGAAACATTAAGTGAGATAGAAGAAGATTTAGATATCTTAAAAATATACCTAGATGTATAAAATTAGAAAAATTAACTTCGGATGGTATAAAAGGCGGCACGGAATTCTTTTAGAGAATTTGCCGCCTTCTAAGCAACAATTGATCTTGGATAATGATTTCTTTAGATTCTTAAATGAAGATACACAAGCCTTAGAAGTAATGTTCAGAATAGAAGATCTCAATGAACATGAAAAGAGTCTCAAAAAATTATATTGGAATCCTTTTAGAACTACATTCTCTACTCTTAAAGAGATAGGACAAGATATGGGTTTTGTTGATTGGGAATGCGCAATATGTAAAGTGGATATCAAATCAAAAATGTCCTATAAGAAAGTAGAGAACCTTGTTTGTAAAAAATGTAAAAAGGTTCATAATTCTAAAAACCAGGTTATAGACCAAAGAATAATTGATTCTTCTGTTAAATTTCTAAAAGCATGTAAAAAATTAGTAAAAGGTGAACAGAGAGAATTCTTAACTTATGTTAAGAGATCAACTAAAGTGTAAACATTTTCCTATAGGAAGTTTAGGAAAACAATTTAATTTACTATTAGGATTAGCATTTATTACTTCAACCTTTTTTCTTTTGAGTGGTTCTACTAAACTTAAAAAACAAGGTGCCATTGTCATTTCATAGGTTTTATCCTGAGTTTTTTTGACTGGGTATCCTTCGTGAAAATGGCTTTTTCCTCCAGTGTTTCCCATATCAAAACCTAAAAGAATTATTCTTTTCACTCCTAAATGAAATGCTAAATTGATAGCTGCATAACCACTATTATTACCATGCCTAAGACCAGTAGGATCATATTCTAAACCAGTCTTTCCAGTATTTCTTAATGCTTTAACATCTTTAGGAACATGAAAAGGTTTAATAGTATACTTATCCCCTTTGAAATTATCAATCTCTTTTTTGTACCAACTATATACACGTGAATCGGTCCAATATAAAATATCAGCTTCTGGATAAAATTGTACTGCTTTATTTATAGCGATGGTTTTTTTGTATTTTAATTGCTTAAAATCAAATTTCTCAAGTGAAGGTCCACCACCTATAATAAATGCAGTTTCTCCTTTCCAGATAGGTTCTACTTTACTGAAATTAACTTTATTCCAATCAAAGACCGGCTCATCAGAACCTCTTTTTGACTTAATAACTGCTGGTCTTTGTTTTTTAAGGAAAGTTCGATTTTGTGAATGTACTTCATTCCTAACTTCCTGTAAAGCAGGATGCGAGATTTTTTTAATTCTTCCTTTTCTACCACCTTGAATGATGGCAGCTTTTTTAGTCTTTCCTCTGTGTCGTATCATATAAATTATTTATTCTCCTTAAACAATTCACATAGTTTAGAGTATAAAAATAAAGGGAACACTACATGAAAAACATTCAAAACATTCTTTTAACAGAAAAGTATAGGCCTAAGACATTAGATGATTTGATTACGCCAACTAGAGTTAAAGAGAAATTAAGTAAAGGAGTTTATCAACATTTACTTTTGCACGGAAGCCCAGGGACTGGAAAAACTTCTGCTGCAAAGGTTATGGTTAAACATTTCAAACATCCTTATCTTTACATTAATGCAAGTACCGATACTTCTATCGATATTGTAAGAAACAGAATAACTGACTTTTGTGCCAATAGGTCAATAATGGATGAACCTGGAAAAATGAAGGTAATTCTACTTGATGAGATTGACGGTGTAAGTGATCAGTTCTTCAAAGCATTAAGAGCAACAATGGACCAATTTTCGGTTAATGCTCGTTTTATAGCAACATGTAATTATATCAATAAAATACCTGATCCTATTCAGTCCAGATTTGAAATGATTGATTTTGATTTCTCTAAAGAAGAGGAATCTGAAATAATGAAAGGCTATATTGTTAGAATCTTAAATATATGTAAAGAAGAAGGTGTAGAGATTGATAAACATGCAGCGGTAGAATTAGTAAGAAGAAAATTTCCAGATTTGAGGAATATGTTAAATACAATTCAAGGGTTTATTTCTCAAGGAATCGAAAAAATCGAAGTTGAAGATATTAAGAAATTTAATTCTATTTTCAAAGATGTTTTTGAATTGGTAGTAGATAATACTGATGCGGTTAAAAATTATCAATACATGGTATCTAATTATTCAAGTAGAGTAGATGAAGTTCTTGCTTCATTAGGTGCTGAATTTATTGAATACTTAAAAACCGAAAGACAATCTTATATGACCTTTATACCTCAGGTGGTAGTGACGGTCGCTAAGTACCAAGCACAAAGGTCTCAGGTAATTGATCCTGTAGTATCTATGTTGGCTTGTATATATGAATTACAAACTATATTAAATGAAGCATAATGGAAGAATTGATAAATGAATTAGTTAAAACATATCCTAATTATTATGATCTAGGACGGGCAGTACATAGAATACATCTTAAATTACAGGAGAGAGAAAAAACTCCACATACTGAATTTGATAAGATTGATGCTAACATAGAAATTAAAAGAATCTTAAAGGAATTAAATGAAAATTCTTTCAGTCTTTAAGTATTCTTGTTATTATTATTAAAACAGATTATGAAAACAGTCAGACATACTTTAGTTATCGACGGAAATTATTTTCTTTTTAAGACTCTTTATGTCATTCCTTATATGACCAAGAGTAAAGAGATCCTTTCTACAAAAAAGGATATGCAAACCTTTATGAGAAAATTAGCTACTGATTTTGCATATGAGACTAGAAAATTTGAAGGTCTTATTGATAGAATCGTATTTACCTTAGATTCTCGTTCATGGAGAAAAGATTTCCATCCACAGGCTGATTACAAAGGTAATCGTAAAGCAGATAAAAAAATTAACTGGGCCAACTTTTCAAAAATAACCGAGGAGTTTCAACAGCAATTATTAAAAAGAGGAGTTTTATTACATAAGGTACAAGGAGCAGAAGGTGATGATCTTATGTATGCTTGGAATCAGCATTGTAATGCAAAAGGTAAGTCGGTTATTTTATTTACTGGAGATAAGGATATGATTCAATTAGTTAATCGTAATACCTCTACAAAGGCTCATACTATTCTTTATTCACCAGTACAGAAAAAACTTTATACCTATCATGGTTTTACAGAGTGGTTAGCATCTACAGAAATACCTACGGATATTTTTACAAATGTATCAGCAGAATCTATGAGTAAAAAATTATTTGCTGATTTATTAAAAACAAAGAAAATGAATATCCTAGAGGTTAATCCCCATGATGTAGCCTTTAAGAAAGTTCTTACTGGAGATTCTGGTGATAATGTTCCTCCTATTTATTGGTATACAAGTACACTTAAGAATGGCCAAAAAAGGACTTATGGTGTTAGTGATAAAAAGGCTCAAAAGATATTAGATGAATTTCAGAAAAAACATGGTGCTGTAGATCCTATGTATTTTTTCACTAATGATTATGTTTTGGATGTCGCTCAAATATCATCCCGTGTACTTAATGCTAAACATATGAGCCAAGAACAGTTAATTAAAAATATCCGCTTAAATGCTAGTTTGGTTTTATTAAATTCTACCACCATTCCAGAAAGTATATTAGATGAAATGTTTCGTACTGTAGAAAAACTTAACGGACAAAAGAATTTAGAAGTTTCTAAATTAACTACAATGAATAAACTCTTGGAAGGTACTTCGTATTCAAAACAGGATATTAGTATGACATCTCGAATGTTAGATGATACTGATGAAGACACTAATGATTTTTCTTTCATAAAAGATAAAAAAGAAAAGGGTAAACTTTTTTAATCTGGATAAATATAAAAATATATGAAATTATTTGATTACATCAAAGTCTTATTCTCAAGCCCAACGAATTGGGATAAATTAAAATCTTATGATAAGTCTAAAAATAGTTTTATGGTTAATAGGTTCATGGCTATTAAATTTCCGATACAGGCAAATTTATTTAATGCTTTAAGAACTGATCCAGTAGGAGCAGCCGAATCTTGGAGAATGGTTGCTTCAAAGTTCAAAAGAGTACCAGGGTGGATATATACCAGGGTACGAAAAACAAAAAAGGAGAAGGTATGGGAACCTTCCCAAGAAACTATTGATTTTTATTTGAAAATCAATGAAATAGGAGAGAGGGAACTGAGAGAAGCTCTTAAGTTTAATCGTGAAACTACGGTAGAAACATTGAAGAGAATTGAAAAACAGCTTAAGGATGATGTACACAGAAGAAAACTTTGAATTAACTATCCCCACCAACATTTCTTTTACTTTGCATAAATATGATTATATTGATAGTATAATCATATCACGAGTATTAAAGGAATGTAAAAATACTGTAAGCACTTTTCGAGGAAAGGACAAAGGTATTTACAAAATATCTGTTGAAAGTTTTAGACAAGCTATCCAAACATCTAAAAGATTAGTTAAAGAATTAGAAAAGAATAAAGAAATGGCTATTCCTTCTCCTAATTTTAAGGTAAACAGCTTATTCTTTTTATGGAACATTATTGAAAATTTACCAAACTTAAAATGGTTAACTTTCAAAATTTCTCATGATAAAGATTACACTCGTTTAATAGACATTAAAGATAAGCAAATTTTAACTTTTCATTACAATGTTGAAGAAGGGTTAATACATCTTCCTACAATTTTTTCAAGAGAAGACTTAGATACTTTTAACAAAGAAGTAATATCACAAGGTCTTATGGAAAATAAGTATTTTGATAGAAGAGGATATTTTTGGATGAGAGCTTCTAACCTTTTTGATTTAATGGCATCATTAGAGAAAAAGGGAGTGGATGTTATGAGTAAAATTTTACAATCAGTAGATCCTAAAATAGATGAGGATGATCCTATGTTATTAGTGATTACAGATTACACAAATTATTAAGACCTAAAAAAAATAATCTAAAAGCCTTTGAATATATAAACAAATAATATAATGAGTCATAAATGGGATTTATTAAAAGATGTTGTAGTTCAAAGAGAGAATGCTTAACTTACCTAATAATTTTATTATGGGTTTCTGTTGGAATTCTAGGAACTTATTACGAAACTAACTTTACAGAATTAGCGGCTTATTTTGTTTCTCTTACTGGTTTTGCGGGAGCTTATATGTACGGTGAGACTAAAAGAAAGAGTAAAGAAACTTCGTTATTTCTTAAGGGTAAGTCTAGTCGAAGAGAGATTGTTATATA